GTTAAAAAAGAATTGTCAATATTTTTAATTATTTTGGTGTTTATTGCACATCTTGTATATGTCCCGGTATACACTGAGTACATGACATCGGGACTCTTCACCAACCTAGCAATACACCGAACAGTCATCGATCTGATCACCCTAACGATACGAACAATCGGAGAACTAATCTAATGAACATCCCACTAAACCAAAACTACATAGTCCTCGGACATACAGAATCAACTTGGGCAGACCCAACGAAAGAAGAAGCCTGCGACTACGAACTTTGCCCCAACCTTAAAGCGGCAGAGTATGTAGCCGGACGATTCACAGAACGTGGCCTAGAGAACGTATCAATTCGCACAATCGGAGGAATAGTATAATGGAAACAACCACAGACACACCGTATGGATATGTAAACCAAATAGGAACAGCGAACTGGAGAGAAGACCCCCTCGCTTATGAAGACCTCGACGAATGGATCGAGTACGCATGGGGCGAAGAATTTTATCACGGCACTGCTCTAATGCAACGGCTCAAAGAAGAGCGATTTACTTACTACTTAAAAGTCGTTCGAGATTTGGCTGACCGTCAGTATTGGGATGGCTACAACAAAGAGGCCAATAACCCTCTTCCTCGTATCCCTAGCGAAGCCGATATCTACTTCCCCAAAAGATGCAAGCATCAAGATCAAGTAAAAGGCTGATCCTTTGCGCTAGACGAGAGCGGCGGATGGGAGATCAGCTTCCATCCGCTGACTAGTCCCACCTATCGAGTAACCTCGAAGCTCACCGGCTTTCACCATCTCCCAAGCCCACGGCTCCCAAATCACACCCATGAACGGAGTGTTAGCAGGGAACGCATATTTCGTCACGCCTTCGTTCGGGACCTGTAGCTCTGTTTCTATCGGCATCGGCCATGTCAACATTTCGACCATTTCTCCCGCCGCTTTTTCTGAGTGCTGCAAATAGATGGTTCGGTCGTCAGCTTTCATCCAACCCCACAGAGCTTTCTGCAAAGTGTCTTCGTCTGTGAACTCGCCGTGTGCATCCTCGAAACCTGGAACGTAAACCGGGCCGAGAGTGAACCGGTTTTCTTCCGCTTTAGATACTGGCAAAGAACCAGACATGCTCTTGACTAGCTGAACAGATTTTTGTCGTGCTTCCAACTCGTCTTCGATCACATCATGGCAGGCAACCATTCCGTCAGTTACAGAAACTGAAAGGTGGAGGCGATCATGCCATGCCGTGAGTTCATCATTTGATGCTTTAACGATTCGGCGTTTCGCAAAAGACTCGATTTGCTCCAGTCTTGCTTCCGCCATTTCTACCGTTCGGTAACATCCGAAATTCCGCCCGCTTTCTTCAGACCGTACACAGAATTGTCCGTCTTCTTGCACAACGACTTTTCTAGTCGTACGACGATACAACATCGACTCATCATCGGTTTCCATCTCGGCAGGGATCACGACGTGGGTCTCGTCAACATTCTCCAACATGATCATTTCTTTCATGTGGACCAAAGCCATCAACGGCTCAAGCAGCGGAGCACATTCAGGATGATCCAACATCAGACGGTACGCCATCAAAAGATGTGTCATAGCGTCAGCGCCGGAAGCGTCGTCGCTGTAATCCTTGTATTCGTCTTCTTCGCCGTACGCTTTAAGCACTGTCGGCTCCTCATCGCTAGTTGAGTTCAGATCTTTAGCTAGTCTATCTCTTGTTCGTTCAGCCCACTTCATAGCTCTCATCCTGTTCGTTGTTGTGATGTCGCCGCCCCAAGCTAGCCAAGCCCATTGTCCCGCCGTCATTTTTCCTTCACCGTTTAGATAATCGTTTGCGGCCGGTGAAGCCAAATCGCTTTTATGTCTAGCGAACCACGCCGCCATACGTGTGACCTTATCTTCGGAGACTGTGCCCTTAGCCATCTGGCGGGCTTCTCTAACCGTCTTAGCTGTTACCCCGCCGCCTTTGCTCTTGATATTCTCTAACGCCCTTACAGCGTTAGCGCTGATGAAATCGGGAACGTCGACGGGCATACAGGGAATGATAGTCGATAAAAGTTTTGTGGGGAATTTTTGAAATTTCTTTTGTCCGACGTTGTGTACTCTTTGTTTACCTCGTTATACTCATATACATGATCAGAACATCAACTAACTACCTCAAAATTTTCTTCGCAGAAAAAAACCTTAACGATCGCCTATACGACGTAGAAGCCCCAAACGGCAACGCACATTTCATCAGCACCGAAATCGTTATCGAACACATCTTCGCAGCGAGCAGCACTGAGCAAACCAAAATTGCTGACATCATCCGCAAGATCGATTTCCACAACGGTGATATCCACCACTTTCTCACTCACCTAGCGACAGCACTTGCCGCAAACTACGAGGCAGCCTGAACAGCCGCTAAGCCAGATCGGGGAGCGGTTCCAACCGGGACCGCTCCTCAACCATCTCCGTAATAAAACTTGTTACTTCATCGTCACCGACCATCGGTTCGCCTTCTTCATCGAAACAAATATCGAACGGCATACCGTCATAACGTTCGCCTGATTGCACTTCGCTCAAAAGACTCATTCGATAATCCCTTCCGCACGTAATACTTTTTCGACTCTAGGAGCTATTAAACGCTCAAACTCTTCGGGTCTCCACTGGAACCCTATCCACTGTTCATCAAATGGTTTTGCTTCAGTATATATCTTCGCTGTTGTTTGCTTCAGCATATCTTCGACAGCTTCGACCGTGCCATGTCTAGCGGTGAAATATTGGTTGAATGATCTCGCCCACAACTCTTCCGGCTGCATAGCATATTTAACATAGTCGCTTTTTCCAGCGCTAAGTTTACTGAGGGTGGCGACCGCATCGCTCTTTAACGCCGCTTGCATCAAATCCAACATCTCTTCGCTACCTTCACCCGCCAAATCTTTGTAAGTGAGCTTCTGAAAAGACTCGTCTAAAGTTTCCGTCACTGCCTGCCTGCTCTTAGCTGCTTTCTCTGCCGCTTTCATAGTCTTACCGGACAAATAACCTTTATTAACGAGCCGAGTTTCTCGCGAGACGACTCGCCGCCCGTTAACCATCCTCGTAATATCAACTTCTTGCATCGCACTTTTTACATCTAAACGATGCCCGATTTCGTGTGTGATTGTGTTCTGCTGACCACCAACCAAATCTCTTGGCCTCGTCCGTAAAACGATTTGAGGTTCTACCCCTCCTCTTTCCGCCCACGCATTCAGTCTCTCCATATACGCTTCGTTTTCGGCCTCAGTAGCTCCACGCTTCCTCGGTGGTCTGCTCACTCTGCCTGCTGGAGTAAACGACCCGTTCTCTAACTTTGTTGCTGTGGCTTTGAGCACTTTGACCTGAGTTTTCCCGGCAGCCAACGCACTCGACACCACATACCCAGCGTCGTCCATACTCTGCAACACAACACCGGCTGTGTCTTTAGCAGTCTTAGAAGTGGGCACAATAAAATCAGCCGAAATATTACCCGCCCTAGGGATCGGCGCTAAAGCCTCAGGAACCGCCGCAAGCCTAGAACCCGGCCCAACCACGCCAGGACCGCCCACAACGTCTTGTATTTTCAAACCGGGCCTAGTCGGTCTAACAAATTGTAAGGGGCTTCCAGCTTGCCCTGTACCGGTAGAGGTCGGCAACCCGTACGTCAACGGATCAGGCAACATCCGAATCGTGCAACGACAATTAGGATGCGCCGGAGGAGCCTGCCCAGGACTACCAAAAGAATCCTTAAGCCCAACAGTAATTCCGTTTAGCGGAACACAAATCGGGCACACATCAAAATTGGATGTCACCCACTGTTTTTTTGCTGCGACCGGATTAACTAAACCTTGATCAGCGGCTTGCCACATGCCCTGCAACCGGCCCTGATTCGATGCCCGCATCAATTCAGTTCGTGAAATAGTCCTAGCGCGAGAACGTCGAAGCTTAGAACCATACGAATCCGAACGGCGTTTAAGTTCCGCCGCACTCATCTTCGGGTTTTGCCTGATCAGTTTGTCAGCCCGATTATAAACAGCATTCGCATATCTGACAGTCAAACCTTTTGTGGCATCACCGAACACAACACCGAGAGCATAATTCCCCGGCCTGATTCCTTTAGGCGTCGGAATATCGTTCAACACCTGGACAAGATTTCTCGACGTTTGCTGCCTCGTTAATCCATCGTTAAAGGATCGACCGATAACAGAACGCACGCTCTGAACCTGGCTCTGGATCATATCTTTCACCATGTTTCCAGCAGACATGGTGGCGTATTGAGTGGCGAGCGGTGAAGCGGTATTAAAGTTCATCGCTAAAGCCGTTGCCGATGGTGTTGCTTTTTCTAACGTTTTCCAGTCTGCCGCCACTTCACGCTTGATTTCGTTAAATACCAAGCTTCCAGACTGATTTAATTGGAATAGAGTGAGGTCACCCAAAAACGTTTCGTACGGCACGAAAGCATCAACAATCCCGCCAAGAGTTTTACCAGGATCAGCCGACAACCACTGCTCTTGTATCACACGGGAAGGGATCAACGTCCACGCTAGCTCAACGCCTTCAACGTAAGCTTTCTCATTAGCGGTGAGTCGGTTGTCTTTTACCGGG